GTCTGGCCCCACTCACTTTCGTTACTGATTCACAGCTCCAGTGTCCAATGGCAACTCGGAGTCTGTTTAACAAAATTCCCGACCCCCGCGAGCCCGAAGTGGTCTGACACGCGCGAGCGTGTCAGCACGAGCGGGGGTCTGAGGTGCCGCGCGCAGCCGAAGGCGTAGCGCGCGGCTCCGAAGAAGTTGAGTCAGGGGGAAGGGTCGCACTCCTCGCTAACGCTCGGAGTGCTTGGTGACCTTTAGAGGTAGACACCGACCAGTGAAACTCCCACGGCCTTGCAAGTTTGAGGTTGCACTTTATTCAAAGGTTAGGTCAAAGTATACATTGTACTGGTTTTTTACGTAGGGGTAGTAGGGTGTATCTTTAAGGTTGCTCCTCGGGGGTCTATCAAACACTCTAGCTGCTAGGTACTCTGTGGCCCAGTCTCCGCTGCTCGGAGCCGGGGCTGGCTTTCTTTCTGGAAACAGCCACTGTCTGGGGCCTACAAGAGGGAAGGATCTAGGTGGACCCCCTGCTGGGTTTTCACTAGCTGCTCGAAGAGGCAGTTGATTCCTCTCCTGAGCTGCTTTTGCTGCTGCAGTTGCTGCCGGAGCTGCTGGTGTATCGAGCCCTCTTCTTCTTCCTCCGAGAGGGCTTCTGTCTCTGACGGCTGGTCGCTGTCCTCCCACGGTTTTTGTTCTCTTTCTGCTTGGAAAGAGACTTTTTCGACAGCTTGGACGACCCCGAGATCCACTCGGGGTTTTTTTGGGCCTGGGAATAAAAACTCAGAAGTTTCTTGTTGTTCTGACATTCTTTTAAGAGTCTTTCTGTTAAAGTAGTCACGTCTCCAGTCCCAGCTGTGGAATGTGTAGTGTGGCCCGAGGAGTTTCGGGTCCGTGACTTGTAGTCTGCGAGGCAGCGAACCGGTTCCGGGCATTTCAAAGGTTGGTTGTTGGCAGGGGTCTGCAATAACCTGTTCAGATACAGGGTTGCCCCCAAAGTGCCATCTAAATTTGTACTTTGCTGTTATGCTGGCGCTAGGTTTTTTTTCTCTAAATGCAAAGGGTCCTGATTGACTTATGTCTTCAAGTACTGCCTGTTGGTTTAACAGGTTAGGGTACCATTTAGCTCTCATTTGCATAGGAATGTATTTGCTGCCGTCTGGCATTAGTCCTTGTGAGAAGTTGTAACCTATGGGTATGAATCCCCTATTGGGATTCTTCTGGTCATACATAGGTGGGAAAGTGTATGGGCATATTAGCAGTACTCTAGCCCATGCAGGTATTCCCCAGTTGCCTGTTTCTTTTTTGCACCAGTCTACTAGGCCAAATGTTGCCATCCATAGTGGCAGGTCTGCTATGTGGCATTTGCTCTTTACCGGGTCTAGATTGGGGTCTGCCTTGCTGAGGTAGTCTATCCATATGTGGTTTCCTATGCCTTTGTCTGTTAGTGGGTTGTAGATGGTGTCTACATATAGACCTGGTACTTCTGGAGATATTCTATGGTAGTTTAAAAAAGCAGCACTGTATATGCCTGTCCACTGTGTAAAAAATCCGTGGTGAAACTGGGCAATGTTTGGAAATTGTTTAAATTCGTCTGTGTATTTTTTTAGATAGTTTGTTGCATTTTTAACAATTTTTTGTATTATAGCCTGTCTAGTTTGTGATGTTGTAATGTGTATTGGGTCTCCCCATAGGGCATCTTTTTCCTGAAAGTATTCGCCGTCTGGAAGGGGAATCTTTGGTTTAAACTTTTCTACTTTTGGGTGACTAAATGCTCCTTCTGTACTGAATGTGTTTAATTTATTAATGCTTCTGTCAGAGGGGAATGCTTTGTTTAAGAAGTTAGTGTATTCATCCGTCCAATTTGTTGCCTGTAACTTGCTGTTGGTTATAGAGAGGAAGTCGTTATAAACCGCGGAAAGAACTTGAAATGTTACACAAACGTTGTCAGTTTGTGGTGAGCAGAACGGAAACCGCAAGTCACATGCAACAAAGTTAATGTTGAGCAGTGTAGTGTCACAAATATCTTTTTGAAAGTACCATTTGTCTATTAGTGTTGTTGGAGGTTTTATCCTAAATTTTACAGTGGGTTTTCCACCAGGTCTGGTCTTAAAACTGGGTACCAGTATCTTATGTTTTGATAGCATGGCGGCTCCCGGGTGTAGACTGGGTCCTGTAAGAAGGTTGCCCCCCAGGGGGCTTTTTCTGTTAAAGGTGCATATGTAGTCTACCTCCTCGTGTCTGTACAGTGTCCAGGTGCTGCCAAAGAACCTGGCCAGCTCTAGCTCTTTGTTGCTGGCTGTCCAGAAGTTGTGGTGCTTCTGGTTCTCTTCGTATAGCACTTTTAAAGAGAGCCTAGCTGTACTGTGTCCCCCTCCAAAGGGTCCCTTAGGGGTTTTGTCCTCTATGTGGCTGGTAAAGTTCTCTGACCATCTCCCCTGTCCGCATATTATTGCTGGGAAGTACCCTATCATAAAGCATCTCTTTACTCTACTGGGCTGCCACTGGGTTATCTTTATCTTAGCTTTTCGTCTGCGTCGCCAAAAGCGTCTCTTTCTCTTAAACAGTCTCCGTCTGGGTCGCCCCCTCCTCCATTGTCTGCGCCTCCTTACCGTTCTTCGTCGAGTGCGGCGACGAGGTCGTCTAATCCGTCGTCTGCGAAGTCTGCTTCGGGCGAAGCGCCGTCTCCACCACCAGTGCCTCTTTCTTCTCCACCATCCCCATGCCATGGCAGGGCGCGGGGCTCCGGAGCCACAGGCAAGGGCCTGGCTCTACGGATGGTGGGTGTGGGGGCTACTGGCGGGGCCCGGGGAGTTGGGGCAAAGCCATACCTCTCAGCAAGATTAGTAAAGTGGCGTACAGGATCGCCACAGCCGCAGCAAGCAGAATGGCTGTTAATAACAGACTGATACCAGAGGTGTTCGATCCCCGTTGCATGGTGGACGGGCCTGGACCAGTGGCTCATCGCAGTAGGTGGTTTCTTCTTTGAAGCTCGCACGCTGTGCAGTGACAGTGCCCTTTTCTGCCTGTAAATTTTACCGAGAAACATGTTCTTTTTAAGACACTTGCCCATAGCCCGGCCAGTCCCGAGCCCGAATTGCCCCTTGACTCCGGTGTGTAAACTCACCTCCGGCACCCGCCCTCGGGACGCGGGGATCACCCTCCGTGGTGCTGCCGCTGCGGACGGGCGTGGAAAACTCAGCCATTC